GGCTGACCTGATTACTGCGGCCCTGCAACGCCTGTTGGTGGTGGAACGCGGGGCCACGCCCAGCGCGGACGATATCAACATCGGTCTGCAACGTCTCAACGACATGATTGAGAGTTGGCAGAACGAGCGTCTGACCACGTATATCCAGTCCCGGTATACGTGGACGCTGACCTCTAACAAAGCGTCTTACACGGTGGGGTCTGGTGCTGAGATCAATATCCCGCGCCCGCTGTTGCCGCAAGACATCACAGTCAAGGTCCGAGACACCAGCCAAACGCTGCCGCCGGAACTGAACCTCAACAACCTGACGGACGACGCCTGGGCTGCCGTGCCCATCAAGAACCTGACATCGGTGTATCCCACGGCGTATTACTACAGCCCGACCTACGACACCACGGGCTACGGCACCCTGACGTTCTGGCTAGTGCCAACCAGTGCCACGCTGCAAGGCGTTATTTACTATCGGTCACCCATCAGCACGCTGGCGCTCTACGACGACATTTATCTGCCGCCGGGGTATCTGCGTGCGCTGCGCGACAATCTGGCCATGGAACTGGCCCCGGACTACTCGCTGCAACCGTCGCCCGTGTTGATGCAAACAGCCATTGAAGCCAAAAGCAATTTCAAGCGGATGAATGAGCGACTGGCCGATATGCAGTGTGACGCGGCGGTCACCAACCAGTCCAAGCCGTTCTACAACATCTTTGTGGGGCCGTAATGGCGCGGTATCCGGGTTTTGTCTTTGGGTCGGACCCTGTGCAGTCGCCGCTGGCTGACCCCCAGCGCACCGTGAACTGGTATCCGGAGCCAATTCAGGCTCCCGGCGCAGCCAACAGCGCCGTGCTTTATCCCACACCCGGGTGGCGCACCTATGTCAACACGGACTACGTGGGCTGTCGGGCGCTGTACGCCATCGACGCCTCCTGCTATGCCGTGGTGGGAGCTGGTCTGTTTCGCATCAACGGCGACAACAGCGCCACGCAACTCAACAGCAGTGCGTTGTTGGCCGTGGACGACAACCCCGCCCAGATGGTGTGGGACGGTCATACCGACCACAAATTAGCCGTGTGCAGCGGCGGCAAGCTGTATTTGTACGATACGGCCCCCACCACCGCGCCGTGGACGACCACCCCGTTGTCCAACCCGGTGCTGTTTACGTCCGGGGACGTCACCATCAGCATTGCCTCGCCTGCGGTCATCACGCAGACCGACCACGGGTTTGTGGCCGGCGATGTGGTGATGTTCAACACGACCGGCGCACTGCCCACGGGTCTGAACGTTGGCACCATCTATTACGTCATTGCGGCAGGGTTGACGGCCAACGCGTTTGAAGTATCGACCACGGCGGGCGGGTCTGCGGTCAATACGTCCGGCACCCAATCGGGCACCCACACGGTGTTGCACGGGGAAGTGCCCGCGTTTCAGGTCAACATGATTGAAGCGCGGGTGTTGGCGTTCGACAACGACAGCAAGACGCTGTATTGGTCGGACACGGACGACGCGACAACGTGGCAACCCCTGAACTACACGCAGCGCAGCATTGCCCCGGACCCGTGGCTGGCCATGACCGTGGACGGCAAAAACCTCATCTGGCTGATTGGCGAACAGACGGGCGAGGTCTGGTATTACAGCGGGGCGCTCGATGCGCCGTTCCAGCCGGTGCCGGGCGCGGTGTTCCGCTACGGGATTGCCGCCCCGTGGTCGTTGACGTCAATGGGCGACCAGGTGGTGTGGCTGTCGCAGAACGTCAGCGGTGGCGGCATCGTGGTGATGACCAACGGGTACCTGCCGGAACGCATTTCCACGTATGCCGTGGAAGCCGCGATTGCGCGGTATGCGGCCACCGTCGGCATTGACGACGCGGAAGGCTACACGTATCAGCAGCAGGGCCATGTGTTCTACGTCCTGACGTTCCCCGGAGCCAATGCGACGTGGGTCTTCGATATGACCACGGGTCTGTGGCACGAGCGCGGGTCGTGGAACAGCAACACGCTCCAATATGAAGCGTGGCCTCCGCGCTGGCACGCGTTTGTCTACGGCATCCATTTGGTGGGCGACCGTAACAACGGGTTGATTTGTGAGCTGTCGACAGACGTGGCCACAGAATGCGACGGCAACCATATTCGGCGCTTGCGTATTCCGCCGCCGTTAGCGTGCGCTGACCGCATGGAACGCATGGTGGTCAGCCGTCTGGAAGTGTTGCTGGAACCCGGCATGGCCAGCTCGGGTGAGACCGCCACGGTGTTGATGCGAACCAGCACCAACGTCAAAACGTGGGGACCGCAGCGGTCAGCCAGTGGCGGGTTGACGGGCGAATATGACAAGCGCGTGGTGTGGTATGCCTGCGGGTCCAGTTTGAACCTGTGGGTGCCGGAAATTACGGTCAGCGATGCGGTGCCGTGGCGACTGCTGAATGCGGACGTGAAGGGCACGAACATCCAGGGCGTGACGGATGGCGCTACCTAATCTCCCGCCGCAGCCGCTGCTGACGGACGTGCTGGAAGCCCCGCGTGGACTCACGGTGGCGCGGAAGATTCACCGTGTGTGGTCGCAATGGCTGACTGCCGTGATTGACCGGGTGCAAAGTGCCCCCATCATGCTGACCACGTCGTACCAGAAGAACGTGACGGCGGCACTATCGGGACAAGTCTTGTTGCCGGCAGCGAGCAATACGCAGACAGGTCTCTACCGTATTAGCTACCACACGGACCTGAATACGGCGGGCGGCAAGGCCAAGTTGACCGTGTCGTATACGTGCGACGGCAGCGTCAGAACATTGACGGGCGTCGAAGTGTCGTCGTTGGCAGACCCCACGTCCGGGGTGATGGTGATTGACCCGGATGTCAGCACGGCGGTGACATACGGCACAACCTGTGTGATTCCCGGCGGCGGGATTAGCTACAATTTGTCAGTGACGTTGGAGCGCCTGCTATGACACACCGCGTGCTGCCGCGTGAGGAATGGGCGCGACTGGACGGCACGTTGCTGTGGCCGGCGGCGCGGACATTTGACCCCGAGGCACGCGTCATGGTGGTCGAGCGCGACGGCGAGATTCTGGCGTGTGCGGCCTATTATCCGCAGTGGCACTTGGACGGCGTGTGGATCAGGTCTACGGCTCCCAAAGCCTCGGTGGGGCGTCGGTTACTGCGATTGGTGCGAGACGGCGCACGGGAACTGGGCCTGTCGCATGTCTGGGCCATGGTGGCGTCAGACCGCAGCCGCAAACTGGTGCGGGCCTTGGGGCCGGTGTTTCAGTTTGAATGCGACCACTACGAAATTGACGTGCGAGGGAAGTGATGCCAAACCCACCGCCGCCCATGACACTGACCTCTCGCCCGTTGCCTTCATCTGGAGCAAGTATGGACCCTGTCACTGTTGGACTAATGGCCGCGTCAACCGCCGGAAATCTGTACTCCGGCAAGCAGCAGGCCAAATCGTCGCAAGCGTCTTCCGACCAGCAAGCGCAAGCTAATCGTGCGCAACTGGCGTACATGGCGCAGAAGGACTACGAAGCGCAACTGGCCGCAGAAGCCGCGCAGCGGTCCAATTACGACATGTGGCGCTCGGGCCAGGAGCTGGATTACAACCGCTGGAGAGCCAATCAACAGACCAGCAACGATTTGCTGCAAGCGCGTGAGCAGCGCCTCGGCGCATTGGGCCAACTGATTGGCGCACCGGCGCGGGCGGCGATTAGAACCGAGATTCCCGGATACACCATTCCCGATTACGTGCCGGGGCCGATGCCCACGCGTCCCGCTGGCGGCTCGACGCTGCGCGATTACCTGAACAAGTAGGACGGTATGGCTGCACAACCCGAACAGAATTCCCCGTCAAATCTGGGCACCCTGAGCGAAACCGAACGCCAGCAATATGCGGCGCGGATGCGCCTGCGCTATCAGCAGTATCTGGGGCGTGAGGCGACGGATGCCGAACTGGAACCGAATCTGACGTCCCGCGATGCGGCTGAACGGCATCTGGAGAATATCGGGAACAGCCTTGAATACCTGACGCTCAAGGAAACGCACCCCGATTGGTTTAACCCCAACGGGACGTTGAAGACGGGCTACACAAACCAGGGGCCGTCTGCCGCAAGTGGAGCCGGCGCGGCGTCAGGTGGCGGGTCGTCGTCCAACTACGGCACGTCGGTCAATCTTGACCCCGCCTACATTGAACAGCAGGTCCGGGCGGCGTTTGCGGAAAAGGGCGTCCAGAACCCGAGCCAGAACGATGTGGCGTATTGGGTTCGCAAGGCCACCACGCCGGATGTCTACAGCGACGGCAAAGTGCGCGTCGGGTGGAACAACTACTGGAAGACCAAACTCATCACGGGTGCGGCCTCCGCAGACCCCAACCTTGCCGGCAATGAAGGCGTCATCAGTAACCCGTCGCAGTGGGGCATCCAACTGGGCGGGGGCGGGTCGATTGACCTCAACGCCCCGCTGAACCAGCAATACACGGGCGAGATGCCCACGGTGCCGACCTCGGCCCCGCTGCCAGAAATCCCCAACGCGCCGGCCTTCCAAGGCCCGACGTGGGAATCGGTGTATCAAGACCCCGGCTATCAGTTTGCGCTGAAGCAGGGCATCGAGGCGACCCAGAACGCGCAAGCGGCCAAGGGGATGCTGCACAGCGGCGCAACGCTGAAGGCGCTGAGTGGGCTGGGCCAGCAAACGGCCACGCAGTTCTACAACGATGCGTTTACCCGTGGGCTGAACACCTACAACACCAACTACCAGACGCAGTATCAGAACCCGTATCTGGCGCGGGTGAACCAGTGGCAACTGAGCAATGATGCGGCGCAACGGCAGTATCAGAACCAGTGGGCGCAGTACCAACAGGGCTACAATCAGTATCGCAACTGGCAGAACGACGTGTGGAATCGCCAATTCGGGTATGCCACCGCTTAGGATGACGCATGGCTTTTGAATACACGCCGTATCGCAGCCCGTTTGTTGGGGCCATTGCTGACCTGATTGGGCAACGGGGCGACATTGCCGCGCAGCAGGCGCTCAACGAGGCCAAGGTGCGGTCGCAAGCCGTCTCGTCTGTCGCGCAGTCGCTGGGCAACTTGGCGCAGTATCAAGCGGATGCGCCCAAGCGCCGTCTGGATCAAGCCCTGTTGGCCGAAAAGCAGCAGCAACTGGCAGACGCCCAGGAAGGTCGCACGGCAGCACGCAGTTTTGCGGCGATGGCGTTTGACCCCAACAAGGGGCGATTCCAGCCGGAAGGACCAAGCCTTGAGACGCCGACCGGCGTGCTGCCTGAGCAGGATGGGTTTACGACCATAACTCCTGACGGCGTGGA